ATGAACAGAGTATCCGAAGCCCTCCGCGCCGCGCTGGCGCAGCAGTACGAGCACGACGAATTGATGGCCGAACTCTGGCGGATCGTCGAGGCCAAGGGAAAGCTGGACAACCCGACCGCTGGCATGACCTTCGGGCAAGCAATCGCGGCGCTGAAAGCCGGCCAGAACGTCACCCGACCCAGATGGAACGGCAAAGGAATGTGGCTCGGACTTCAGCGACCGACTCAGCACTCGAAGATGACGCTTCCGTACATCTTCATGCAGACGGCCAGCGATGACCTCGTCCCGTGGCTTGCCAGCCAGAGCGACATGCTCGCCGAGGACTGGATGGTCGTCGACATCGACGACATGCTTGCATCCTACTGACCTTGGCGCGGAGAAGTGACGATGCCGAACGTCGACCGAGACGCAGGAATCCATTCCTGCTCGTACCACTGCGAGAACCCCGCCTGCATCCGCAGGCAGCGGGATGAACTGCGCGACAAGCTGGAGCAGATGTCCCGACGCAGGCAGGCGC